CTCGTCTTGCATAATGGATCATGTCTCTAATTGTTCTATCGTCTATTCCGGTCAGATCAGACAATTCAGCTCTCGTGATTGCTCTGTCATGTCCGGTTCTGATGTAATCTAATATGTCAATATCGTAAGTCTGCATTGTTCTCCTTTCTCTCCCCGGACAAGCCGAGGAGATGAATCATCATGGCTTTTGAAAAGGATTGTGACATGCTGTTCAGTCAGCCATTAGGAGTTCATATATCAACCTTACCCGCAAGGTTAATACCTGTTATAACCAAGACTTTCCGAACACCTCTCTGAACTCTTCTCTGCTGCCTATATGCTCTTCGAAATATCGTTGAGCCATCTGCTTAAGCTCCAAGTCCAGTCCATGATTCGGATTGTCATGTACGCTCCCCTTTTGAAATTCATGGAGATACGGTGCAAGGGGAATCACAAATCCGTATCTCTCAGATATCTTTCTTCTGCTGCCACAAAAGATATGGTGTATGTGTGGATAAGGATATCCAGTGAAGAAGCAGTGGTCCATATCATCAGTGAACACACTTTTCAATCGTTTAGCCAATGTCCACACCATATCTTTCTTTCAGTAATCTCTTCTCATCTGGTGTCGCAATCTCTGATGCTGCAAGTCCTGCTTCTTTGCAACTTGTAATAAGTCCATCAATGAGCCTTGCCATCTCTGATGGATCGTAGGTACTTGAACCTCTCAACAACTTGTACGTTCTGTACATGATACCGTCCAAGCCTTGCCTTACTTGTGATGTTGGCATCAGATGATATTCTGTTGCTTGCATCACTTTCTTTTCCGCATCTTCCGTATCTGGTACTGTCATGTATACCGGCTTTCCTTCAATGATCTCCGGCTCTCCGTAGTGAATCAGCATCAAGTTATGCATCTCTGCATTCGATGTGTTCATTACCTTTGCAAGCTTGGTGAGTAGTACCCAGTAGTAAGCATTAGCATCAAGGCTTCTCTTCTTCCTGTATGGCTTAATTTCAAGGCTCAAAACCTCTTTGCCTTTCAATTCCTCATAGGCTTCGAGAAAGTCCTCATTTGGCTCAAATAGAATGGTCAGACGATGCGTTACAAAGTCGATAATTGGTTCTTTGAGTTTTCCAGTGAAACGCATTACTCATCACCATACTTCTGTTTCAATGCATTGAGCATCATGGCCGCTTCTTCTTCTGTTAGTTCTTCCCAAGTCTTTCCGTTTCCAGCAACCCAAGCGTCTCCATCGACACCGTGACTTGTACATATCTGCTTGATTGTTTTGATTTTTGCAGCGGATGCACGTTTCTTTAGTGTTTCCGGAATGAATGGTTCGTTGTGGTTCTCTTCTTTCAGCCACAGATCAAATCCTAGTCCAGTATGGATAGCAACACACTTTACAAATGCTCTGCACATGCTGTTCCATACTCTCTGCTGTGTCATTGAATTATCCTTTACCGGATTGCTTCCATTCATTACAGGTGTCTGCATGAAGTACGTGTTCTCATCAATAACAACCTTAATCAGTGTCTCGTAACATCTGTTTTTATTTCCGTTCTTATCAGAGAACTCTACATCTGTCTTTCTAAGACTGCTACCGGTTACTGGATCCGGTACTGGTTCCCAGTAAACCTTGTCTGCTCCATGCATTCTCAAAAGGTTGATACATGTTGCCCAGTTGAGATAATCAAGTCCGTCTCTTTTCTTGCAGTACTTCTTGATATCTACTTTTCTAAGTTCTTCGTAGCTTGCAAGTGGCATTACAATCCGCTCCTTTCTTCATCTATCCAGTTGCCGGAGAAGAACCACTCGACAAGTTCTTTTCTAAACTCTTCCTGGTCTTCTTCTGTTCCTTTTAGGCAACGCTCTAATGCATAATCAAATGCTTCCTCTTCTGTTACGATTGTTCCTTCTTCCGGTCCGATGCCTCTATAAACTTTCATGTTCCTTCACCCCAATGATGAGTTTCACTGTATCAAGTTCAACGAATCCACCCTTCTTCTCAGCTTTCTCAATGTAAGCTTTAAGTGTTTCCATGCGTGCGTCTATCTTGCACAGCTCTACAAATTTATCTATACTTACCTCTAATGTTTTTTCTCCCATTGCTTTCTCCTCTCTGAAATGTTATTATTAAGTTGGTTTTATAGCCGAGTGCCTGAAGGTTGCCGCCTTTGCTATGGCACTCTTTTTTAATATCCGAAGATAACCCATGTTGCGATTCCTAAGACAACTACCAATCCCATCGCAACTACTGTCATAACAGCAGACATTGTTTCTTCTCTATAATTGTTCTTAATTCTTCTTGGCTGTCTCTTGATATCAACTATCTGGATTGCTCTTCTTTGGATGTCGATCATGTCGATCTGATTCACCTTGTCTCCCTCCCTTCACATAAGATGTACATGGAATGAATCTACTCATCTCCATGCAGTGGTTCTTTCTTCTGCATTCCTTACAGTTCCGCATCTGTCTCACCTTCCATCTTCCGCACCAATATCATCGATTCGATTGGATCATACTCAGGAACATACTTTCTTGTAGCACCTTCCAATGCCCTAAAGAATCGGTTGTAATCTGCATAAACCGCCTTGTCAATCAATCTGTCCGTGATCGCATCTTTCGGATATCTTCCGAGCTTGATCTGATTCATGATGCCATATTTCCGATTCTTAACAGTTCCCATTGACTGGCCATACACATCCTTGAAGTACGATGTCTTTGCGTACTGAGCAACTGGCTTTCTTTCATCTGCCAGTGCAGATGCAATCTGCGGAAGAATTTCATAGATGCGTTCTAGCTCTGCAACAGCTTGTGCTCTTGTCAGCATCTCTTCTCACCTCTCTAGTCATCATAAGTGCGTGGAATCATGTCCTCTGTCAGTGCGTAGAAATCGCTGAGGTACGCTCCGTCTTCTGTGATACTTAAATCAACAGCAACGTTGTTCTCGTTCATCAGCATGATACTCAACGCACACTCTTCTCCGATTGTTCCGTTGCCAACAGCTAAGACCTTAAAGCCTTTCAATGCGTGCAGCTCTTCAGAATCTCCGTTTACTTTTCCATAATTAAGTTTGTTTATCATTGTTTTTCACCTCACTTGCTATTTTCTATTTCTTCTCCTATACTTTTCTTACAGGCTCCTGCCCTATCAATACGAAAGGAAAAACAACCTAAATGAACATAATTCAATTTATTTCCTCACTTCTTACAAAAGAAAACATTACTTTTGTCTTATCAATTTTTGGAAGTATAGGTACTTTTTTTACATTGATGCATACGTTACTTATTAATCGAAAACGGATCCATATGAAAATATGCGGACATATATTTGGCGATACAAAAATGTTAATTATCTATGCCTCATTTGAAAATATGTCCAGACTTCCAATCTCCATTACGGATGTTTGTGTT